GAGGCTCTTGCGAATGCTTCTTGTGCATGTGTTTCTCCTTCCCAAAAATATCTATCTTTGAGTGTGTCAAGACTAAATTTATCGAATGTTTTTTCTTTATCGTAGTCTATTTCAATTCCTAAGTAAGGCTTAGTTCCTATTTTATCTTCAATCATCTGTTGTGTCCTGTAAATGTATAGCCATTATAGCATAATGAATTATTTTAAGCAAGTCTTTTTGGTCGTGTCCATTCTTTTTACCATACCTCATAGCATACTTTATAATATTACCCATACAAAATCCTTCACCATGTCCGTTGTCAAATATAATATCTGTTGCTTGGTATTCACCATAAGCATAATGTTGTTCATAGGTTTTATCTACATATCTTTGTATTTGTTTTATTGTTTCGTCTTCGTTAAATTTATACTTCATTGTTTCTCCATGTATCCGGTAAAGTATCTTCACTATACCACGTAAAATTATTTGTTTCTGCCCACTCAGCATGGCTTCTTTTAGTTCCGTCTTTTCTTCTCTTAGCCTGTGGCATGGGAGAGTAAGGACTAGAAAATAAAAACACTAATTCTTGATTAGGTTCTAAAACTTTCCTAACCCATACATATTTATTATACTCTTGATAATCCCAAAATCTACCCTTGGCTTCTAATAAATATTCTTTACCGTCAATAGTTTTAACAAAGTCAGGTTCATACGTATGTTCAACTGTGTAAGAAACTTTATCTGTATGATGTTTCCATTCCTGTAAAATAGTACTGTGTAAAGTATGCTCCCATTTAGAATCATATCCTTTAGGTACGTTTTTTTCTTTAGGTCTTACTACCCTAGGCTTTCTATATCCGACCATGTAATATCCTTTATGTTTTTTGTAGGTATAATTTTTTTAATTTTTTTCTGAAACCACCTTGGTGTGTATGAGGAAACCATTAATTTTTTATTAACAAAAATATGTGTTTGTTCAGGTAAATATTTTTTATAATTATTTACTGTAAGTTTTTTTTGTTCTTCTTCTACTAACATAGTTTGTAACCAAGCGACAACTAACTCTTCAGATTTCTTTTTTATTTGTTTTGATTTTCTTCTATTCATATTTACTTGAGTCGTAATTTTTTACGAGCTTCCAATAATTTAATATATTATTAAACATACCTAAATGTTTTTCATGTGATTCGTCATCCCATATATGACAAGATATTAAGTCTGTATTTTTTCTATCAACAAAGATAGAAACTCTCTGTGGATTATCAAAGCCACAGCCCTGTGCATAAGCAGACAACTGCATACCATGCTCATCATACACTAATTTAGCAGGGTCTTTACCTTCTAAGTTATCTTTAGTTTTAAAGTCAACAAAGATTCCAGACTTAGAATATAAATCTATCTTACCACCATACCCTGTGTCAGCACAAAAAGAATCTTCTGCTATCCACTCTTCATCAGGATAGTTTTCATCTAACCAAGCTTGTATAATTTCATAAGTTGTATTAGTTTCTTCTCCTAAGAATCCTCTTTCAATCATGGCATGAATCTTAGTACCTTCTTTAGCAGCGTTAATTCCTATACTTTTAGAATCAAACTTACATCTAGCAGAAAAGTCTTCTATAGATTCATTGTCTTTTTTTTCTAAAGTAATAGCAGATTTAAGTGCTTGGTCTATCTTCCAGTTTTCTAAAGAAGGTTTAGCTATCATGCCTAGTATAGTAGTAACAGAAGGAACTAAGTTTTCTTTCTTGGCATCCCTGAGATTTGTGTTCCTCTCTTTACCATTAGCACCTATGATAGTATACATTGGCTCACCCTCTTGGGTATACCAATGCCCTGACTCAGATGTAAATTTATTATAATTATCTTTAGGTTTTTCTTTTATTAAATACTCTTCATTATTTTTCATTTGTTTCTGCTTCCTTGAATGCTTTAATTACATCCGATGAGAATAGTTTTTGTAAGTTAACTAAGAACATTCTACTTGCTTTATGGTCTCCACCACTTACAGTTTTAAATGTATCTAATTTATCTACAATTGTTTTAAGTACATCAGTTTTAAATACTAAGGTACAGAACTCATTGTCTCCTACACATAGGTTATGAAACCAGTAGTCAGCTTCAGTTGCTTTAATACCTGAAGGCTTACCCCATGATTCATATTCTATACATATGTTTCCTGTTTTCTGCCACATATCTTTCTCTGATTTTACTTCTATCTTTTTATCTGTAAGCATCTCTGCTATTTTTTCTTCTCGTATTGTACCATAAGCTAAGTCAATGTCAAATTTCTTTCTGTTTTCTTTAGTGGGTTTCATACCAACTGTCTCCTATTTTATATTCGCCTGTTAAAGGACAACGCATGTTATAGTATTGTCCCGCCTTTTCTATCGCTTCTACTCCAAGTCTACCTACAAAGTCTGCTTGACTTTCAAGTACTTGAATCTGCCATTCATCGTGAATGTTAGCTACAAAGATTGCATCTAAACTGTTAAGCCTTATGTTATCTTCTAGAATAACCAATGCTTTCTTCATAGCTATTGCACCACCACCTTGCAGTAAGGTGTTTAAGGCTGCATGTTTATGCCTTAATAAAATCTTACGACCGTCTAACCCTTTGAGATATCCCTTGTCAGAAGCTCTGTCAACTCGTTCCTTAAGAGTTCTAAGTGTTGGTAGACCAGTAAGAAAGCGTTCTCGCAATCTCTTACCATCGTTTCTGTTTCCCTTAATGACGCTTCCAATTTTTTCATCTCCTGCTCCGTAAATGAGTGCATAGATGAAAGTTTTTGCCTCGTCTCTTGATTTAAGTCCAGCAAATTGTTGGTTAGCTGTGTGAATATCTCCGTTGATAATTTCATTTATGTAATCCTCGTCAGCCATATAGTGTGCTAACAGTCTAAGTTCTAATCCACTTGCATCTATACCTACAAGTTTGTATCCTTCCGGAACAGTCCAGCATTGTCTACACTCTTTACCATAAGGACTATAGACAGCAGGTACTTGAGCCATGTTAGGACTTCTGTGTGCCATACGACCAGTGATAGCACCAGTGCAAATGACTGACCCATGTACTCTATTACTTTTTTTATCTACTGAATCTATCCAAGAGTGTACTTGTGCTAATCTTTTTTGATACAAAAGAAAGTCTGCTATAAGCTGTGCTTCTTTTATGTGAGTAATCTTTTTAAGTGTTGATTCATCTACAATAGCTTGACCAGTTGGTGTAAATTTCTTAGGCTTCCAACCAAGTTCTTGAAGTCTTTGTCCTATTTGTTTTCTAGAACCTAGATTAAACTCTTGTAAAGTTTTTCTCATGAAAGGTTTTCTTTCAAGCGTACCCTCTATTATATCATTGTACTCTTGTTCTGTCAATCCCTGCTTAGAAAGTTTACCATCTTTTTTTAATTTAGGTGTTATAATTTTATCGTCAACCCAAATTGGTTTGAATGTTTCATGTACTTTATCTTCTGTTTCTTTTAGTTTAAAACTTAACTCCGAAGTTAAAGACATTCCTTTCTCATCATCAAATAAGAATCCATTTTGTTTTTGTTGTTCAAGTATATGTGTAACTTTATGTTCTAACTTTATGCATTCTTTTGAAAAACCTAACGCTTCTTTTTGTAAGACATGAAATAATTTATAGTTTATTTCTACATCTCTCTCACAATAAGATAACATTTCTTTTGTAAAGGCTGACCATTCAGGAGAGTCTTTTTTAGGTAGTCCTATTTTATATCCCCACTTAGCTATACTATGTCCACCCTCTCTTGTAGGATTGAGTAGTCTAGACAATACAAGAGTATCTATAATTTTATCTGAATGATATAAGTCTACACCAGTAAGCTTTTTAATTACAGGTATATCATAACCTAGTATGTTATGTCCTATAAGCCTGTCTGCTTTTTGTAAGAACTTGATACCTTCTTGTAAGGTGTCTTCGTAGAAGTGATGAAACTTACCATGTTCATCTTGTGCTACGAGACACCATATAACTGAAGGGTCTAGTCCATCTGTTTCTATGTCAAATACTAATTGCATATTTGTCTCCTATTAAAATGGTATGATATCTTCTTCTTTAGAGTTAAGCATTTCTAAATCTTCATACTCTGATAACCTACCTGTTTCTTTATCATATACAAGTGATGTAGCATTACCTACATCTCCTGTATATCTTGACTTGAGTACACGAAGCTTTGTTGTTCTTGCTTCCAGTTCATTGTCTGATTGTTGATTTCTTTCTAATGCTATCACACAATCACTAAGTTGTCCAATACTATTTGAACCTCTTAGATGTGAGAGAGAAACTTCAATACCATTCTCATGTCCTTTGTTACCATCAACTCTTCTTAGATGTGATACAAGTATTAATCCTGCACCAGTTTCTTCTACCAAACTTCTAAGCCTAGTCATAATAGAATCGATGGCACGTCTCTCATCTCCTTCATGCACTGCACTTACTAGCATGTGTAGGTGGTCAACAATTACCCACTTACAGTCACATCCTACAATAAGATATCTAAGCTTGGCAAAGATATCATCTATCTCATTTGTACCGAAGTGAGCATGGATAAATACCCTGTCATCATCAAATATTTTATCAAACATTTGCATGATAGTATCCTTCTCAAACTTCTCTCTTTCTTGGTCAACATATAATCTAGCGTTGGCTTCGATAGAAAGGATGCCATCAACTGTTCTTTTCCAGTCTTCTTCTAAGGCAATCACACCTACATTATCTTGTGTTTGATTGATGAGCCAGTGTTCTAGTTCTCTAGTGACTGAAGACTTACCTAAACCTGTACCACCTGTAAGTGTTACAAGTTCTCCTTGCCTAAGTCCATATAGTTTTTTATTCAGTCCTTCCCAAGGATAAGGTATGCTTTCTTTTTTCTTCCTGTCCATGTAAGATTTTTTCTTATCGGATACTTGTATGATACCGCTTGGTGTGTACACTTTAGCATCCCAAAATGCTCTAGTAAACTCTGCATGTTTGCCTTGCTTAAGCATGTCGTTTGCATCTTTGTACCCATTAGGAAGAGTTACTATCTTAGCTTTTCCGGGCTTGATAATACTTGCAACTTCTTGAGAAGCTTTGATACCTGCTTTGTCTTTGTCAAAACAAATAACAACATTATCAAAACTTTCTACGTATTCAAGGCTTTCTTTAATATCTTTAACTGCTGAAGCACAACCACGTTTGATAGAGACAACAGCCCATTTACTACCTAGTAGTTCATACCCTGCCATAGCATCACATTCTCCTTCTGTGATTGTAAGATATTTACCTCCTTCTTTGAATAAGTTTTGTCCAAATAATCCAGTGCCTTGTAAAGAACCATTGAAAGAAAATCTTTTATCTTTCACATACCTAGTCTTTGTAGCACACTGCTCATTGTTTATGTAGAAAGGATATAAATGTTGAGCAAGTTGTCCACCTGAATCATATATAACTTTTACTCCATACTTTTCTGCTGTTTCTTTTGAAATATTTCTGTCAATTAACTTACCAAATATACCTCCATGTACATTTGAGTTTACATTTTCTTTCTTATAATTTTCCATTGCTGTTACGTTACCCTCATAGTTTGAATAAAAATGATTACAACTAAAGCATTTAGCCGAGCCATCTTTGTTTACTGATACTGCATCACTACTGTCACATTTTTTACATGGCAAGTGATATTTTACAAATGTATTTTGCATTGTTACCCTCGTTAATATTTAAAAGTGAGAGGCTAAACAGATAGCTTAACCTCTCGTTTGGAGATACGAATTAGTCTTCAGAATCTGTTGTTTCTTCTACGACTTCTTCTTCTTCAGACTCTACTACTACTGCTTCAGGATTATCCTTTAAGAGGGTTTCAAGATTACCCCTATGTGCAGAACTCGCAAAGTTTAAAGCTTCTAAAAGAACTTCTAACTGCCCTACCTTGTTAATGGTAATACGAGCATTGTTCTGTAGTTCTTCGTTTTCTATTTTGTTTACATCATAAGATGTAACACCTTCATCATTCTTAATACTTATTATCATATTAAAATTCCTCGCCATCCCCATAAGGGTCTAGCTCTGCTCCATCCTGAGCCTTAAGAGGAATTAAATCTAAGACCTGCATAGCCTGAAAATCTAAACCTTTAAAGGCTCCGAATTTATTTTCAGTTTCCCATTCATTGTACTGAACTTTAACAGTTGAGCCATGACCTATGACAACATCTATAGGATTCTTTTCCTTGTCAAAAAGTTTAGGTGCCTGTCTGACCATGCCATTCGGACCATTGACTTTTCTCTTTATTGTTAAGGCTCTACCTACAGGTGTCTGCCCACCACTATCATCCTTTATGGATAATTCTTTTATCCTGAAGCCACGAGCCTCAAAATCATTTGCAACATCCTCACTCACTACTAAATCAACTGTATACACAGGCTCAAACGTAGTGTTTGGTGTTGTCACTGAAGCCCAGTAGGCTTTTCCTTCTAATACTGCCATATAATTCCTCCTTTGGATTGGCGTTTAATTGGGGCTATTATACCCTAAGTTGTCTTGAATGTCAAGCAATATATCATCTAATGTATAACTATTTTCGTCACATATTCTTATGTTGTAGGTATCACCTGACCACCTAACTTCATAAGCTATTTTGTTTTCGTATAGTTCTTTACCATGCTCTCTTATCCATGATTCAAATTCTCTGTATTCATCTTTTGTTAATTTTTTAAATTGTGTTTCCATTTAAACTCCTGTAAATAAATTAATTATACCTGTCAATAGTACAACAGTTGCTACTGCATTTAAAACTATCAATGCCCTGTCATTCCACATTAAACCTACCAAAGTCCACATAAAACAACCTATAAAACTTAATATTAAATCTATTTCTTGAAAGCCTTGTGCTGACCTGAAGCA